AGTTCAATCAAGTGTTGTAAGAATCGTTGCTGTAGGTGGTGCTGCATTTGTTGCCGTTGGAGCAACTCCCTCTGCTACTAATGCTGATTACTATGTTCCCTCTGGTGGAACTGCAACACTTGCACTTACAAAGGCATCTAATCGTGTTGTTGGAGTCACAACAGGAACTACAACAATCGTGACTGTGCCTGAAGGAACTCAAGTTCCCTTTGGTGTTGGAGATTATATAACTTTGAGTGGTTCAACATATCACAACTTTACACATCAACAAGTTCTTTCGGTTGATACTTCTGCTGGAGTTGCTGGGTATTTTCAGTCAAGAATGACTGTTAATTATAACTCAAGTGGTATTGTAACAGCATTCTCATCTGCAGATGCATCCGTGACTACATCAAATAAAGTTTCTGCATATGGGGTTGGTGCAGGAACTCTTTATTATCAACAAGTACAAATTTCCGGAGATGCCTGATGAAACTTATTACCGAAGAGATTGAATCAGTAGAAGTAATTACCGAAGAAAGAAACGGTAAAAAAACTCTCTATATCAAAGGACCATTTCTTCAGACCGAACAACCAAATCGGAATAAAAGAATTTATCGTATGCCAGTGATGGAACGTGAGGTCAAAAGATATACAGAACAATATGTAAATAAAGGTCGTGCTCTTGGTGAACTTGGACATCCAGATGGTCCAACAGTCAATCTGGATAGAGTTTCTCATAAAATTACAGAACTTTATCGTGAGGGTAATAATTTTATTGGAAAGGCACAAATTCTTTCCACTCCTATGGGTAAGATTGCTGAAGCACTTCTCAAAGAAGGTGTGATGCTCGGTGTTTCTTCTCGTGGTATTGGTTCGCTAAGACCAACTCAAAATGGATATAGTGAAGTTGGTGAAGATTTTATGCTCGCAACTGCCGCTGATATCGTAGCAGATCCCTCTGCACCTGATGCTTTTGTTCAGGGGATTATGGAAGGTAAAGAATGGGTATGGGACGGTGGAGTGCTTCGTGAGCAATTTGCAAAGAAAACTTATAAAAGAATAAATACATTAGTTTCACAAAAACAACTAGAAGAAAATAGATTGAAGATTTTCAACGATTTTCTAAATTCGTTGTAAATTATTAAATTATAAATAAATATAGATTTCATAAAAAGAAAATCGGAGAGTTCAAATGTCTCGTGGAGATTTACAAGAAATGGAAGTAGGCACAAAGCAATCCAAAACTGCTGTGAATGCTAATGCATCGGCACCAGACTCAATGAGTCACTTGAGTGGTTCAACACCCGGTCAAACTGGTAGTTGGGAAGATTTAGGTGGTCCTACACCTGAGAATTATCGTTCTGATGATGATTCTGCAAAACTTAAGACCCCTGGTGAAACACTCAAGCAAGTTAGAGATGTTGTTAACAAGGGTGCCAAGGCAGCGATGTCAATGGCAGGTGTTAAAGAAGATGCTGATTATGATGAAGAAGATGAAGAACTTCTAGAAGCCAAAGAAGAAGATGAAGAGGAAGAAGATGAAGAAGAGGAAGATACCAAGAAAAATGGTAAGAAAAGTAAAAAGGAAGAAGATGAAGAAGAGGAAGATGATGAGGACCTAGAAGAAGAGTTTGATCTTGAAGAAGATGTAAATGCTTTGCTTGGTGGAGAAGAACTCTCCGAAGAGTTTAGAGAAAAGGCAAAACTTGTTTTTGAATCTGCACTCAGATCAAAAATTAGTGAAATCAAAGAATCTCTTGAGATCAGATATGCTGAGGCACTTGTAGAAGAAATTGAAGAAATTAAAGAAGCACTAAACGATCGTGTAGATTCTTATCTTGAATATGTTGCTGATGAGTGGTTTGCTGAAAACACACTCTCAATTGAAAAGGGTCTGAAAGAAGAACTCACCGAGTCCTTCTTGACTGGTCTGAAAGGACTTTTTGAAGAACATTATGTATCAATCCCTGACGATAAATATGATGTTCTAGAGAGCATGGTAAACAAACTTGATGATATGGAGACGAAACTCAACGAGCAGATTGAGAAAAACGTTTTACTCAACAGTCGTCTCGCAGAGTCGGTTGCTGATGGAATCTTAGATCAAATTTCTGAGGGTCTTGCGTACACTCAGAAAGAGAAGCTCGCCTCACTTGCCGAAAGTGTAGAGTTTGAAAGTGAAGCAGAATATCGTGAAAAACTGGAGACACTAAAGGAATCTTATTTTCCAACAAAAATGATTTCTCCATATGCTAAAACCGAAACCCTTTCTGAGGGATTAGATTCGGCACCAGAATCTGTTTCAGGTTCTATGGTTGCATATCTAAACACACTTTCAAAATTTAGCAAATAATTGAATTTAACATAATTCAAACACAAACATTCACTTACAAAAGGTAAAAGCAAATGTTCCAATCCGAACAATTGCAGAACAAGTGGGCACCACTTCTCGACTATGAAGGTCTTGATTCAATCAAAGATTCTCATCGTAGAGCAGTAACCGCAGTTCTGCTAGAAAACCAAGAAAGATTTTTAAGAGAGCAATCCTCATTTGATAATGGTTCATTATCAATGTTGATGGAGTCACCAACCAACAGTGGCAATGCTGCTGGTGCTTCTGGTGCTTTTGGTGGTAGTGCTGCTGCTGGCGGACCTACTGCTGGTTTTGATCCCGTATTGATTTCACTCATCCGTCGTTCAATGCCCAACCTGGTCGCATATGACCTTGCTGGTGTACAACCAATGAGTGGTCCTACTGGACTCATTTTCGCAATGCGTTCACGCTACACCAACCAGTCTGGAACCGAAACATTCTTCAATGAAGTAGATTCTGCATTCTCTGGTGAGGATGGTGGATTTGATGCAACTGCAGGATTCAGTGATGCTGCTGCTGGTATTGGTACTACTGCTCAAAGTGGAACCAACCCTTCAGTTCTTAATCCCGTTGGTACTGCGACTTCTACTGCCTATAATGTAGGTCAGGGAATGGTTACTGGTGATGCAGAAAATCTTGATGGTACTACGACTAATGCGTTCAACCAGATGGCATTCTCAATCGAGAAAGTCACTGTTACTGCAAAGTCACGCGCACTGAAAGCTGAGTATTCATTAGAACTCGCACAAGACCTTAAGGCAATCCACGGTCTGAATGCTGAAGCGGAATTGGCAAACATTCTCTCAACAGAGATTCTTGCGGAAATCAACCGCGAAGTTATCAGAACCATCTACAAGGTTGCTGAGCAAGGCGCTGTTCAAAATACAGCAACTGCTGGTATCTTTGATCTTGACGTTGATTCCAACGGTCGTTGGTCAGTTGAGAAGTTCAAGGGTCTACTATTCCAAATCGAGCGTGATGCTAACGCAATTGCACAAAGAACTCGTCGTGGAAAGGGCAACATTGTAATGTGTTCTGCTGACGTTGCTTCAGCACTCACAATGGCAGGTGTGCTCGATTATACTCCTGCTCTAAATTCTAACCTAAACGTTGATGACACTGGCAATACTTTTGCTGGTACTTTGATGGGCAAATTCCGTGTATATATTGACCCATATTCTGCTAACCTGACTTCTGCTAACGCAACTCCAGGTAACCAGTATTATGTGGTTGGTTATAAGGGTTCTTCCCCTTATGATGCCGGACTCTTCTATTGCCCCTATGTACCTCTCCAAATGGTTCGTGCCGTTGGTGAGAATTCCTTCCAACCAAAAATTGGCTTCAAGACCCGTTATGGTCTCGTTGCTAACCCATTCGCAGAAGGAACTAATCAGGGTCTCGGAAGACTTCTAGTTAATGCCAACCGTTACTATCGTAGAGTTGCGGTAAAGAACTTAATGTGAGTATTTCTCACAAATTTTCAAAGGGACCTATGTGGGTCCCTTTTTTTATCTAAATATTTAAAAAAATGGCATCTGCTACATCAAGTCAAATTGAAAATCGTAATTTTCTTTCACCAAGTGGATTTAAGTTCACACTAAAAAGAAGTCCCAAAGTTGCATTTTTTTGTAATGAAGCAAATATTCCAGATTTAACTCTTGGAATTGCAATTCAACCAACATATCTAAAAGATATTGATACTCCAGGAGATAAAATTGTTTTTGGGGATTTAAATCTGCGTTTTATGGTAGATGAAAATCTTGAAAATTATATGGAGATTCAAAATTGGATTCGTGGTTTGGGATATCCAGAAAAATTGGAAGAGATTTATAATCTTCAAAATAATGGATTTACTAATTCAAAGTATGTCCAAAAATCGATGGACATATATTCTGATGGAACACTTCAGATATTAAATAGCAATTTTGTTCCAAATTTTCAAATTAGATTTAATGATTTATTTCCATATTCGTTGACAACATTAGCATTTACTGCTACTGATTCTGACATTCAGTACTTTACAGCAGAGGTGAGTTTCAAGTATACTATCTACAATATAACCAATTTAAGTGGAACTCCATTATGAGTATTGATCTTGAAAAAATTCAAGAGATGTGGGAAAAGGACGCAAAAATAGATCCAGATAATCTTCATACAGAATCTTTAAACATACCAGTTCTTCACGCAAAATATTTTGATCTTTACAATACAATCTTTCTTTTAAGAAAAAAAGCAGAGCAACAAAAGAAAAATATTTATCACGAAAGATATGAATATTTCTCTGGAAAAGCAGACCCGGATGTTTATATAGAGAATCCATTTCCAAAGAAAATTAGGGATAAGGAAACTATGCAAAAATATCTTGATGCAGATGATAAACTTTCATCTATTAATATGAAAATTTGTTATTATGATACAATGTTATATTATCTTGAAAGCATATTAAAAGTCATTCAAAATCGCACATATCAAATTAAAAATTCAATAGAATTTTTACGATTTAATGCTGGATTGGGGTAAATAAATACTTATAGACATATGAATCTTTGTGACAGATACTACAGAAAATCTCATTATATCTAAGTCTAACGAAGTATTTTTAAAAATAAAAACAGAACCTCATATTGAATATGAACTGAGAGATCATTTCAAATTTGAAGTTCCCGGTGCAAAATTTATGCCCCAGTATCGGGGAAGAAATTGGAATGGGGAAATACACTTATTCGATATTAGAAGTAAGCAAATATATGTGGGTCTTTTAGATAAAGTTATAAATTTTTGTGAACAATTCAATTACACATATAAGTTTGAAAATAATAAATTTTATGGGCAACCTTTTGAGATAAATGAAGGAATATCATTAGAGGGTGTAAAAGATTATATGAGTTCTATTTGCTCTCATACTCCTCGTGATTATCAAGTAAATGGAGTATACGATGCACTAAAATATAATCGAAAACTGCTGATATCACCCACTGCCTCAGGAAAATCTCTGATGATTTATTCAATCGTAAGATACTATGTAGATAAAGGGCAAAAAATTCTTTTAGTTGTTCCAACGACATCTCTTGTAGAGCAGATGTATAAGGACTTTGAGGATTATGGTTGGGATTCTGAATCATACTGTCACAAGATTTATTCTGGTAGAGAAAAGACAAATGAACACTCAGTCACAATTACAACCTGGCAGTCTATTTATAAATTAGAAAGATCTTTCTTTGAGGATTATAATGTCATTATAGGTGATGAAGCTCATTTATTCAAGAGCAAGTCATTGATTCAAATTATGACAAAACTTCATCACGCAAAATATCGTTTTGGATTTACTGGTACTCTTGATGGTACTCAGACTCACAAATGGGTTTTAGAGGGATTGTTTGGTCCTTCTTATAAAGTTACGAGAACTGATGAGTTAATGAAACAAGGTCATCTTTCACAGTTAGATATTCAGTGTATTGTCCTTAAACATCCCCCTCAAAAATTTGATGTCTATGAAGATGAAATACAATATCTCATTTCTCACGAACAGAGAAATAGGTTTATCACAAACTTGACTTTAGATCTAAAGGGAAACACTCTGGTATTATATTCAAGAGTAGAAACACACGGAGCAATACTTTACGAAAATATAAATAAAAATAAGCAAAGTGATCGTAAAGTTTTTTTTATTCACGGTGGAGTGAATGCTGAAGAAAGAGAATTAGTTCGTGAGATTACTGAAAAAGAAAAAAATGCGATTATAGTTGCTTCCTATGGAACATTTTCCACTGGTATTAATATCAAAAATCTACATAATGTAATTTTTGCCTCACCAAGTAAATCAAGAATACGAAATCTTCAGAGTATTGGAAGAGTTCTTCGTAAAGGTAAAGATAAAGTCAAAGCAACACTTTATGATATTGCCGATGATTGTACTTATAACTCAAAAAAGAATTATACACTCAATCATTTGATAGAACGAATCAA